AGAGCAATAATGCTCTCTTCGCGATTCCGAAACGTCCCATTCCCGGGCCTAAAGGAGAATAATGATGACAAGTCGTACCAGATCTAGAACGAGAATGGCCCTAGGAGGCACCCTTTGGAGAAAGGGCTCACCACCTTTAACTTACGGACCATTCCCGTACACGGAATCCATATGGAACTGTGTGGACGTCGTTGGTAAGAAGAAGCGCGAAGATGGCAGTACGCCACCGTCGAATTTCGACTTAATCAAAGACACCATCCAGCCCACGTGGACCGGCTACCGAGCGTCAAGCACGGTGGACGGCGTGGTGTACGACGTCGGGGAACTCCCCGGCGCCGCATACGGATCTGGAATCAATTTCGTTACACCCCTCGAATGGGCGGCAATAGAACCGACCGATCCTGCTCTGACGGCAAAGCTTTTAGCTAACACCAATCCGTTCAGGTATACGGTATCCGTACCAGTAATGGTAGCGGAACTCATCGAGGCTTCCACCCTGCTGAAGCTTGCGGCGGACAACTTTTTCACTCTAATCGGTTCCCAGCACCTAAACTATGTTTTCGGTTGGGAGCAGACCATGAGTGATGTCCGTACCCTCACTAAAATAACCAGTGAGATTGAATCCCGTGTTAAGGAATTCAACAGCTTGATAAAAGAAGGTGGATTGCGGAGGAAGGTGCACCTGGGTAGTTACTCAGGTACTAAATCCAGTGCCGGCGATGTTTCACTTTGGAGCACGCACGGTATTACCCTTACGGGTCGCTGGACTTGCAGCTATCGATCCAAAATCTGGGGATCGGTTCGCTGGAAGCCTTCCAGACCAGGTCAGCTTGAGGTTGCTCAGTTAGCTTCGTTTAACGAGGCAGCTAGGATCGTGTTCGACTTGAAAGAGCCGGACGCGAGCACGATTTGGGAAATGATCCCCTTTTCGTGGCTTGTAGACTACTTCGTCAATATTGGCGATACTTTACAAGCACTCGAGAATACTGACACGGTTTTGCCTTATGACGTTTGTATCATGAGGCAACGCAGTGTAGTAACCCAGACTACGCGTCTTCAACAGACGAATAGTACCCCGCCCTGGCTTCGCCAGTACACGGGGCAGCCTGGTCAGGTCAACTCAGAGCGAAAGCTCCGGGCGGTCCAGACCATAACTGGGATATCATCATTATTATCGTTCGGCATCATGTCCGAGCGACAAGCAACCAATCTCCTAGCACTCTTGCTCCGACTAAGTCGGTTCAAGCTAAGCGGACAAATATAAGATCCGCCGTGCTAGTGAAAACTGGAGGTTCTCCCCTCCCAACTCTTGTGTGTAAAGGACAAACAGCTTATGTTCGCCTCTCCTATCGCGATAACTATTGGAGCCCAGGCTTATAGCCTGAAGCTCAAAAACCAGGACAATTTCGGGTCGACCTATATGGACAACACGACAATTGCCGGCACTGAGGTTAGACTGACGTTCACCCACAAAAATGAGGGTAAAGCGAAAGTCGTCGCCTCGGGCACTGGTATGGTCTCCTCTCAGTACGAACGTCATATCGCGGACCTCTTGGTCACGGTCACTGACGCCAACGGATTTAGAAAGACTACCCAGAGCTACACCCATATCCGAAATCGGGTTGGGGATGCCGTAACCGGCGTCGGTGATGTGGCTCAGGCCCTTGCGGTCTGGCTCAACACCAATGCTGATTCCGTGGTTGCGTGGGAGTCGTAAGACTCTCACCTAGCTATTTGGATGCCGTCTCACGACGGTAAACCGCCCGCAGAACGGGCGACAGGAGACCGAGCTCCGGTATCACCAACCATTTATAAAGGATGGAAGATGAGTAAGAGAACGGTTTACAAGCTGGAAGGATTGGTGGAGGCCGTCTTTGACGACCTAAAGCCCACCTATACCAAGGCTCGTGAATGGGAGCGCGATCGAAATCGCTCTCTTCATGAACTGGGTGCCCGAGGCAGCGCTATGCTGACCAAGTTGCTCCCAGCTTTGCGCAAGCACTTTGACAAGTGCCTGGACGAAGGTCTGTACAGAACCGAGGGGCTATACCTACAAGGTAAAAACTCCAAGGGGGGTGAGATTCCCGTTTTTATGCGAGATCTCCTCCTACAAATCTTCGATAAGCAAGGAAAGCTGAGGGATGATGCCTCTCCATATGCTATTGCCGACTTTCGGCAGTTCTGCGATATTCTCGCAAAGCTTAAAGTAACATGTGAAAAGAGGTACATTCATGACGAGATTGAAACCTTCGTCAAGAATGAGGAAGTGCTCAGATCACCCACTTTACAATGGGTTTCAGACGATCTTTTTGAAGGTCGTACTGACGGTCGCCATTGCTCTTTTGCTGACGGTCTTAACCGTGGCGGAGAGCTATGTCAGCCGGATCTGTTCCCAGAGTCGATTGCCGAAAGCGCCATCACTGGAGCTCAAGCAGTTACTCTGCAACGGGTCTGTGACCTCGTTGCTTCCCAGTTCGGAGACCTCCATTTAGAGGAGGCCACCGAGATCCCGAAGCACGGACCTGGCCGAGTCAGCGACCTAAGGAAGGACAAATCAAAATTTGCCTTTCCCAGTTGGCCGCAGAAACTTGACCAGGTGTTCCCGTATGACAGGTACGCCGTCCCGAATATCGGGGCGGTATTGCTTGTTATAGATGATCCACTCAGCCGGGTTGAACACCCGTCTAAGCTCATCGCCGTTCCAAAGACAGCGACTGGGCCGAGGTTAATTGCCTCGGAACCTAGTTACCATCAATGGATACAGCAGCTGGTTAGAAACCAGTTAGAAGCACGCGTAAGAAAGACTTCGTTGCGGTTTTCAATCTCCTTTGGAGACCAAAGACCGAACAACGACCTGGCTCTCGCCGGATCGTTACATGGCCACTTGGCCACCGTCGATCTCAAGTCTGCTTCTGATAGGCTATCGTGCTGGACTGTCGAGCGTGCCCTTCGAGCGAATTTAAGTTTGCTCAAAAGGATCCATGCGAGCAGGACCCGTACGATGGTGAATGCCGTGGATAGGCAGTTCAACAGGATTATCCTGAAGAAATGCTTTACCCAAGGCAATGCCTGCACCTTTCCGGTGCAGACGATCATCTACTCCATGGTAGCAATCTCCGCGGTGCTTGCGTCGCGGGGGTTGAAGATTTCCACCAGGAGTATTACAGAGGCGGGCCGTGAGGTCCGCGTCTTTGGGGACGACATTATTGTCCCGAGTGATGCCTTGGAAATGTTGACCAGATACTTGGGCTTTCTTCAGCTCAAGGTCAACCCTTCAAAAACCTTCCATAAAGGTCGGTTTCGGGAGAGTTGTGGCGTAGATGCCTTCGCAGGGGTCGATGTGACCCCAGCTAGGATTCGAAGCCTATCTGATCACCCTTCCCACGAGGACGCTCAATCGATGCTTGAATCGGCTAACAACCTATTCATGGCAGGAATGTGGAGGACATCCGATTGGATGTTTTCACATCTTCGAGCTTTTCAGCTCCCGATCGAGAAAACTCGTGACTTTCAGTGGGATGCTCTTAGGTCAAAGCCTGAAAAGGCCCCGACCGGGAGAAGCATACTGTGCTTCTCGGGGGATAGCTACTCCCACCTCAAAAAGAGGTGGAATACGCGACTCCAACGAGAAGAATACAACTTTCATCGACTCGTTTCGAGCACGAAGAAGGTCCAGACTGAAAGTGCCTACGACCTGGCGGAATTTTTGTTCCGTCCGGATAGCCCGAGACATCCATTGGATTATCTCGACCCTCAGCTGAGGGGTTTGGGCGTCGTAGACAAGGTAGCTTCAGTGATGAAGCGGGGTTGGAGCCAGGTTTCACAGTCAGCAAGCACTGCTACTGTGATCCATCAAACCTAGGCTTATGTAAGGGT